CGGGTTCACATTCAAACAGGACTCTAATGGTGCATATATACCCCGTTATGATGTTGAACGTTTGGCAAGTTCAATGTTATATGAAGGAGATGATTTCTTATCAAGATCAGAGCATTTAACAAAAGCATACACACTCACTGTGATGTCTTATCCTACCGAGTACTTTGGTGTATTCGCACGAGCATATAAAAATCTACTTGATTCAATTCACAAGACTGAAAATGAAACTGAGATTGCTTTCAAACACATAGGCTATATTACTAGCGATTTGTGTGCGAAAATATATCACGGTCTTGAGAGCTCTAGTGTTTTACATTTTTTTACACTAGACCGATTGGATCATATAGATTGGAAGGAGGAGGAACAATAAGATGTCTTTTGCAACGTTACCAGAAATGCCTATTATTAGCGAACAACAAGTCGCTAAGGTGAACAAAGACCTCAATACACTGGTTAGATTTGGAGAACTAACTGATAGTGGAAAGCAATGGCTCATTATCGCAACTGATCCATGGCATGACACGGCAGTCCAGGGAGTTCTTGGTCTTCCTGATCAAGAAACCGGACTGTCTGTCATACGCCAGTGTACTCAAGAAGTCTCAATTAAGAAAAATCCGATCCTTGCAGCTGGCAACTGGGGAGTTCGGATAAACAATAATCCTTGGATTGGAAAAATCCAAATGACTGGCTCTAGCATTGGAGGACAAAATATCATTCAGGCAAACTCAGCACTTAATGCACAAGTGAATGGTAGTGTTGACATTTGCTACAATAATGATGGTGACCCCACGTTTCTTAACGTTGCTGAAACCATCAATCCTCCTGAAGCCTTCCTAAAAGGAAACACCAGAGTCATCGCAATGGGTCTTGAAGTTGTAAACACAACAGCAGTTATTGATAGACAAGGATTGTGCACAGTTGCTCGGTACACCCAACCCGATGGTTTAGATTTTACTGGAAGAATGGTTATGAAAGGTGCAGCACCTTACACTAATCAAACTTCCTACTTGTCGTTGTACCCAGTTAGACCACCACCTAACAATCTCTCAGAAGCTATATTACTTCCACAATTTGCCCAGTGGGAAGCATCCGATGGTTCATACCAGATTGTCATGTTAAAAACTGATAGAATGGTTGGAATGCCAATTCCAACTTATCCACTTATGACAGAAGTTGATTATGGGGTTGCTTATGTAGCTCCCATAACAACTGGATCCTTTTCACCTTGGTTAGCTTCGGCAACTGAACCAGGAAACACAACCGTGCTCTACAATCCACCATGTGTTGTTCTAAAATCACCTCAAGATAGTGTTGTTGCGTTTTACACAGGTCTTAGTGATAAAACCACTCTAACACTAAGAGTTAGATATATATTGGAGACATTTCCATCTGAGAATCAGACAGATATTATAACTCTAGCTACCAACACAGCCAAGTATGACCCTATGGCATTACAAATTTACTCAAAGTGGCAATCCAGTGTCCCTGCTGGAGTTACTTTCCATGAAAATCCTGATGGCGAATGGTTCAAGCGAGCTATCGGTGAGATTGGGAAGTTTGTTGCTCCAATGGTTGAAGGTTTACCATTCCCTGGAGCGAAACTTGTTGGTGGTGCTATAAAAGCAGGATCTAATATGCTTTTAACACCTCAAGATAATTGGGAAACAAAACCACAACGAAAGAAAAAGAATGCCAAAAAACGTGGTGTTCGCCAAAAGGCTAGAGTAATACCACCAGCTCCTAGGATAAAGTTGGGACCGCAACCAGTTCCAAGAAGAATGGTTGTGAAGTCTAAATAATCCTAGTTTTTCCGATCGGGGCCTTAAGCCTGATCCATTGAAACTGATGAGACGGACGGCCTCGTCGAGTTATCTACTCCTGTATTCTTTTTGTTTCAGGAGACTGATTTAAACCTGAAGGGGGGTTCCCGAAGGACAGTTTCAAATATTTAAGTGTCTGCTCGTGGGCACATATAAAATTACCTATATGATAACAATGAAAATTGAAACATTTAGTGGTAAAAAAAAAAAAAAAAAA